TGCCTGAAGTATTTATGAAGAATTTAGAATTAGCTAGATATTCTGGCTGTGTCGTACCGTATCCAATGCTATATGACCCTCCGGTATACGGAACGCCAGCGTACCAAGACCCAGAAGCCCCTGAATTATCCATCAAAATACCCCTACCCCTGTAGTCAATCCCAGAGGTTAATCTTATAAGTACATCTGTAGAGCCACTAGAATCTCCTGAAATTAAGTGTAGCTGAGTGCCCCCTGTTTGGGATATGACAAGTTTGGCAGTGGTAGGACTAGTAGTCCCAATGCCGACGTTGCCGTTAGCAGCAACCCGCATTGCAAACGTATTGTTGGTATAAATACTTAGAGGTAAATTGTCCCTTAAGTAAATAGCACCTTCACTAGTGTCAACTCCAATTGCTAATCCTTGGGAGTCTAGTGTTTGTGTACTTCTAGCAATCGAAATAAATGCTTGAGTAGAAATACCTTTTACTCCTAAGTTATAACCGAATGTTGGGTACGCACTAGAGGTTGCATTGATAAGAAGTTGACCACCTGAGGTGATACGCATACGTTCGGAGCCACCCGAATAAAAATAAAAATCTGCACCTACTGTTCCTATTAGATTTCCAGACGCACTTGAGTTATTTAATGCTATATTAACCTCTCCTTGAGTAGATTCAAATCTTGCAACACCTTGAGATGAATTATAAACGTGTAATGCAGTTGCAGGACTTGTCGTCCCAATGCCGACGTTGCCTGCAGAGGTGATGCGCATACGCTCAGCATTGTTTGTTCCAAACAAAGTCGCACCGTTTTCCCAATTCCATAAATAACCAACAGTCCCGCTTAAAGCAATTTGAAACCCATCAGTTGCTGTTGTTCCACTCGTTGAATTTTGTAGGTGTAATCTTGGTGTACTAGAGTTATAAACTACTAATTCAACACTCGGAGAAGTCGTCCCAATGCCGACGTTGCCTCCTTCAATTGCATATAAGTTATCACCTAGTCCTGTTCCTAGGCTTACATATCCATCTCCAGCAGCATTTCTGCCTCCTCTAACTCTACCATAAACAGTTCCACCATTATTGTTAGTAAAGTTTAATGCTCCAATTACAGTATTAGTACTTACTGTGGTTCTTTCAATCCCTATAGCCCCTTCTGAAGAATCTCCATCTACAGTAAGCTTATACGCAGGACTCGTCGTCCCAATGCCGACGTTGCCGTTATTATAAACCCTTAACCCTTCAGCATAAGTAGTAAGGCCACTCTTATAGTTTAGGGCAATATAACTTGTGTCGTTAGTGGTTTCTACTAAGTCAGAAGAAATGAATCCAAGAACACCATATTGTTTACCAAGTGCAAGTTTTGTTGATGTTCCGATACTCCAATCTGCTCTTGATATAATTGCTGAATATGTGTCACTCTTATAAACGTGTAATGGTGCCTCCGGCGCCGTCGTGCCAATGCCGACGTTGCCGCCTTCTGTAACTCTTACTCTTTCTGTGTTATTGGTTGCCAGTACAAGTGGGAAGTTATTGTAGTTCCAAACGTAACTTATATTACTTGCGTGTCCGACATAAAATCCGTTTCCTGCACCGGTTCCGGTTCCAGAAGTTTGAAATGTAGCAGCAGAATTTGTAGCGTGATAGACTGTTAACGGGAAGGCCGGACTCGCCGTTCCAATGCCGACGTTGCCGGCGGAGGTAAGAATCATCATCGCGGCGGTTGTGTCGCCATCAGTTGAAAAACGTATATTGCTTGTTCCAGCATATCCCGTTTTTATATTCAAATCATTATCGGTTCCGTGAGGGGCTGCGTTAAAATACCCCGTCCATCCCTTAAAAACATTTGCCGCACTTAACATACCCAAATGGGCATTCGCTCCCTTTATACTAATAGTACCAACTCCGCCAACACCGGTTCCCTCCACTTGCAATTTCGCCGCCGGCGCCGTCGTCCCAATGCCGACGTTGCCTGTGGTGGATAATGTAACAACAGTAGAGCCGTTTGACCCTATTTCAAGTCTATTTCCACTAGTAGCATACACTCTAGCTACTCCACTATCCCAAGTTAAAAGTCCATAAGCTGTTGCAGTATTTCCATTTCCCCAAAATGCATTTGCAGATGCATCAGTAAATAAAGCATTACTTCTAAATGAGCCAACTACATCCAACTTGTAAGCGGGACTCGCAGTGCCAATGCCTACCCTGTCATTAGCGGCATCTACAACTAGGACGGTGGAGTCAACAGATAATCCTGATAAATAGCGAATCGGCATAGTTTCTTTAGTTTATACTTACAAATTTACGAAATAAGAAGGGGGTGGCTATTGGCCAACCCCCACTCAATCATCATATAATGCCGAAGACTAGGATACAACCTGTATGAGGACACGGTACTGATTCGACGTAGGAACAGGACCAGCAACTGTTAGCGTGATGGTATTAACGGTTGTCCTAACAACATCCATATAGACGGTATCGTACGTAGCGTTATCATACACCTGAACCACCACATCGCGGCTGTTAAGGCTGTGGGTAATGGTAAACACCGTAGCGGTACCATCGCCGAAACTAGCAACGGCGCCATAAGCTCCAATGATGGCCTGAACAGCAGCAGTGAAGTCCGTCACTTGCGATGCCGTAATGGCAATCGCTACGTTGGCAGCAGCAGTAGCACGTCCCTTCGAGTCAAACGTAATCTGAGGCACGCTACCGGCTAAGCCGTAGCTTCCTGCCGTGACGGCGGTGTTCGCAAGCGTAAGGCCAGATGTGACGTTCGCAGTGCCATCAAAGGTTACCGTCCACGTAGCGTCACCAGTGATGCTGATAGTCCTGGCGGTCTGAAGGGCCGTAGCCGTAGAGGCGTTACCGGTAAGGGCTCCCGTTACGTTGGCGACAAGGCGACCAACGGTAAGGCTAGAGACCGTAGAGGTAGGCTCCGTAGCAGTGAATCCAAGGCTGAAGACAGCCTCACCCACCGAACTTGCTGAGGCGTCGTAGAAGAACGTAGCGTACTTCGTTCCGCTGTTGACGTAGTTGCCGTAGAAGCCGATGTCTACGCTGTTCGCCACGTTGGCGTTGGCGTACTGCATCATATTGTCGCCAATAGATACGATGATGCTGTCAATGGTGGTGGTAGTTCCGTTGACGTCAAGGTTACCCCCAATCGTTACCGTCGAACCATCGTCGGTAATAGACGAGTTTACAAACTGACCATTGGCAGAATCCCACTTGGAGATATTGTTGTTGGTAAGGGCTCCTGCGTTCTTGAGCTGTACGTCGTCAGCGTTGACGGTGATACCCGTTCCCGCTCCGATGTTAAGGGTAGCACTTGCTCCAAGTGCAACAGTTCCTCCTCCGGTCAAACCAGCACCTGCAGTGTAGGTTACACTTGAATTGGTAAGCGATGAGTTGGGGATTGACGCAAGGGCAAGCGTAGTTCCGGTGATGTTGATACCGCTAGCGGTAGAAACCTCAAGCCAAGCAGAAGTGGTTGCGCTATCGTCCCAGAAGAAGATGCGGTCAGCGCCCGGGTCCGTAAGCGTCTCGAGCCCTAGGTGCTTAAGCTGTACGTCGTCTGTGTTTACTTGGATACCTACGCCCTGACCTACGTTAAGGGTAATGTCTCGGGTTCCGCTAGAGGTAAGACCAGCACCAGCGATTACGCTGCGCACATCACCACCTACGTCAACCCAGTTGGTTCCGTCCCAGAAGTAGATTGACTTGTCTCCTGCGGAGGAGTCGTAGTACACCTGCCCCTCGTTGGGAGAACCCGGAGCGGTGGCTAGATTCTGAATGACCGCATTCTGCAGCTCATTCTTGTTGAGGTTAATTGAGGATACAAAAGAGATAGCCATAGCTTAGTTGAAAAAGGCCTTACCACTAAAGGCTCCGGCAAATGTTAGGGTTACTTGGTTGAGTGAATTATATAAAACGTCTCCAAAGACAATATTGTCAGCGGAATCTACCACCGTTACGGAGCAGTATTTGTTGAGGTTGTGGGTTATCACCCACGTAGCAGAGGGGGAGGACTGCACGTATACGTAGTTAGCATCAAGGCTTACGCCGCCGATGACACCAGTGACCGTTACGCTATTGCCTTTCTCGGTGACAACAGTAGAGCTTCCGGAAACTTCCGTTACCGTAACTGTGTTACCTGTTTCTCTTACGACGATAGCTCCCATCTTAGTCGACTACATCTTCGTTAACGGTGAATAGGCCATAAAGCCACGTCTTAATGACTCCAGCATCATTGCTCTGGAGCCCGTATACATACACACCCGCAGAAATCGTTAGCATCGTGTTAGCCGTTGCGGTAACGAAAAGCGTTCCTGTGCTATTACCACTGTAACTAAAGGCCGTTGAGCTAAGGACAGGCGTTGCCGATGTGTCGCTCTCGGATACCTCCATCTTCCACGTGTATCCGGTAAGGTTGATGGGTTGGTTGTTGGCATCATAGAAGTCTACCTCTATAGAGAAGGTGTCACCTTTTCTGCAGATGATATCCACCCTCTGAGCGTTGTCGAGGTTTACGGTGTTGGTAGAGGAACAAGATGATGACATAGTGCAAATTTACTCTTTTAATTACAGCATAAGTTCGGCGATATCTTCTGCATCGCGAAGGTCTTCGGCGCCTAATTCGGCGCGCTCCCCTTTACGCTGGGCGATGAGTTTTGACTGAGCCTGAGCTTGCTTGTTTATCCTAGCGTCCTTCCTGTTTTCCTTCATCTCCTCGTTGGCCTCCTGCAGCTGGGTGCGAGTTGACTCAACACCCATAACGGCTTGGTTCTTTAGCGCCTGTAGTTCCATATCATAGGAATGCTGAAGCTCCATAAGCTGGGCTTTCGCCTGGGTTTCAAGTTGAATCTTCTGAGCTTCAAGCTGAGCCTTTAGCTGCTCTGCCTGCATAGTGGCCTGCGCGGCAACTTGAGCCGCTTGGCCGTTTGCCTCTGCCTGCACCTGTGCCTGCTGTGATGCCTCTTCCATCCTTGCCTTCATACGCTTCTTACGGCGTACCACAAGAAGCCTCTCGGCCTGCTCAGGGTCTTTCAGCTGTCGGATTGCGATAGCATCCTCTAGGTCTATCTCTTTTTGAGATAGCGCCATGTTGATGTTCTGCTCTAGGTATATTTTGGCACGGTCGTCCATCTCCCCCATTACGATAACGCCGAAGTTGTACATCGACAGGTTATCAAAGGAGCTGAGGACAGCCATATTGGTCTCACCGATGGCGTTGGTATAAACCTTGTATATAACGCTCTTTGGAGGTATCACCTGTAGGCAGCGCACTATGTCGTCACAAACCTTCTTATATAGCACCTTAGCGGCATGTGTGATGTCGTAGGTGGCGTTGTTGGAGGCGGCGATAGCCTGCTCCCGTACTCCTACCAACGCATCGCCCTTTGGGGTGCTCGCGTCTACGACTTCGTTGATGCCCGTGGCATCACGAATCATACGCAGGTAGTGGTTGTACAGCGATACAAGTTCCTGGATGTTACGGATAGAGTTTCCAATCTCCCTAATCGGTGGGTTCTGAAACCCACCTTCAGGGTTCTTCGAGCGGTAGTAGAATACACCCGTCTGCTCGTAGATGTCTTGAATCTCCAATGGCTGTAGCTCGCCGCCACGCCCTAGCTGTACGTTCTCAAGTCCCTCGATGTCGATAATCAATCCATCAGGCTTAGCCTTAGCGATTGACTGCTGAATCTTCAGGTGCGTGATTTGTAGCATATCCCCGAATCCGATGACGCTAGAGACCATCGACTTTGGAATCATACCCCGCAGGTTCGTTGCCGCGGCGGAGTAGGAAAGGCGTGCGCGGGAGATGTCGTGGGCGTTCTTAGGGATGTTTTTCTGTACCCCGTAGTTGAACAGCATATCTGTTCCTACGATAAGGATTCCCCCGTATACCGTTGCGTTCTTCATATACACCGCCTCGCGGTCGAATACCGACTGCTGGGGTGCGTTGTAGGTGTTGCCCTTGTGGTAGAATCCGATGTTACCAAACTTAGAGGTCTTCTTCTCGAATACTATGTCATCAACAGACATAAACTCAAAGTCCATAATCTGCACCTTGTAGTCGTCGTACCCATAGCGGTAGCGGCTTCCCTGTGAGTCGTAGTCAGCACCTTGGGTGGTATAGCGAAGTGGGTCGTTGCCGTACTTGTTCATCACCGTAGAGGCAATCTTCTGATACTGCTCCTCGGTGAACTGGTTCCCCGCAAGCCTCTTGAGCTCCATAATGGTAACGGTGCGGAAGTGCCCGGCGTAGGTAAGGTCCGAAAGGCTAGGGTCGTCGGTGTAGTTGTGGATAAAGTACGCAGGGTCTACATACTGCTCTTTGATTCCGTAGTTGGGGTCGTTGGTCCTTTTGGTGATGGCGATACCGCAGGTCACCAAGTCCTCGATGCAGCGGCGGTAGATGGCGTCGTCGAAGTCATTCCACGTAAGGGTCATCTCCGTTGCCAGCTGTGCGGCAATCTCAGCGTCTGTCTTTACGTTGGTGTCTAAGAAGATTTCCGTCTCCTCGGGGGTATCGGGTAAAGAGTCTGGGTCTACGCGCAGCGACAGCCCCAAAGACTTAGCCTCTTGAAGCATCGCCTTGTTCTCAACACGCAGGACGGCGGCGTTTTTCTTTTTGTCCTTTTCGCTTCTTGACAAGGGGTCTATCGCCTGCACCTGTGGATATGGCTTACGCGATAGGATTTTGTTTACGATAATCCTTACGAACTTCGGGATGATAGGCACAGGGGTGTAGTCCAGTGTCAGCATCGCTCCGTCGGCGTTGTTAGCATCTAGTGAGCTAAGTATCTGTCGGTATATTGCCGTGTTCTGCGTCCCCTGAGCGTAGTCTCGGTTGTTCTGCATCTCCTTAAACCTACGTCCGTAGAGGGAGTTGTCGTAATCAACGCCAATCCACTGGGCGTACATGGCCTTAGCGTACTGAAGGCCATAAGACTGCGTCATCTTTTGCTCCGTACTCGCTAACGGGTCTGGGTATGAAGACTGGCCTTTTGCTGTATAATCTCTTTGCATAATCCACTACGGGCTAATATGCAAATATACTTATATGATTTAGCGTAGGATGACCCGACCGGGCCTAAAGAATTTCTTGACGTTAAAGTCAGTTTTCTCCTTTTTCACCGTTGTGCCTTGCGCTGCTAAAAGCGCAAGACCGCTAGATATTGATAAGTCAAATGCAGTTCTATCGTCCACCTTGAAGTTAATCCAATCCTCGAGGGTCCTTTCAAAGTACATCTTTCCGAACTCTCCGGTCTCCTCGTTCCTGCCCACATGGCCGTGGATGTATGCCTCAATCGCCTGAGCGTGAGCCTGTATGATGTCCTGTGAGTTAGAAGGGATGCCTTTTGTCTTGGTGCTGCTGCCGTATCCTGAGCCTAGGTGCTCAGGGCGGTTTAGCAGATAGTTGTCGTACCCACGCTGCTCGAAGTACCTCGCGATACCGTACTTGTTGTTCTCGATAAGGATGCAATATCCGTAGAACTTGGCGGCCATCAGGATGTCCTCATAAAAGATTTTCGCCAGAGGCGGGCGCGAGGCGTACTCCGCGACGAACATATTAGCGGGATGCTGCAGGTTAAACTTGTTATAGAGATGGCACGCGCCTTTAGAGCCGCGGCCATCTACCGTGGCGTCGATGTCATAGGAGTCTACCCCTCCCACCCCAAGCCATGCGTTCTGTGGTCCTGATTTGTTACGAAGCTCAAAGGGAGGCATCCACGTGACGCGCCACCGCCCGTTGGCGTCGGGCTTAAAATATACCTCGGTGTCCTGCTGTCCGTCCTTCCATACGAAGTTACCCTGTAGCACGGGGTTGGGGTACAGCTCTTGGTTGTACTGCACCTGCTCGTAAATCTTTTGCACGTTGAAGACCGATGACTTGGCGCTGTCCCTGAATGCTTCCGCCTCGGTAAAGGGGAACTGGCGTATCACCTCGTTGAGCTCGTAGCTGTCATCCACCAGCGCCTTCCTCTCGTTCTTTAGGAATGTCTTAGCGCCGATTACCACCTCGTTGCCGTCGATGCCCTCTACCATCGCCTCCGGGTCTTCTATCACCGCCTTACCGTGCACGTCGAAGAAGCCTTCTAGCGCCTCATAGGCGGGGACGAACAGCTTATACAGGCCGCTCTTTGTCCTGCCGTTTTCGTTTCTTATGGTGGTGTCGCTGCTGTTGACAAGGTCTCGGAACTGACGACCCCCTTTGTCTAGGGGGTTTACGGTGCTCCCCACGATGGCCTTGCCCACGATGTTCCTACCCACAAGGAGGCAGGTGCGGTGGATACGCCACGACTCCCGTATATCGGTAGGCTTCTCCCACTTGCCCGCTTCATCCATATACAGGATGTGCAGTTTCTCCCCGTCATAGGCGTTGTTGGTGGTGTTCTTCCAGTTGATGACGGTGTTGAGGGCATCCCCGCGGGTCGCTGTCTTCACCTTCTTGGTGATGCGCTTGGAGGGCTCGCGGAAGGCGAGCTCCATACGCGGGTTTGTCGTTCCGTCCTGGATGGGCTTGAAGAAGAACGGCAGCGACTTGTATATCGGCATCACCTTCTTCATAAAGATGTTCTCCTGCGCGTCGCCTCCTGTCTTGGACATAATGCCCAACAGCTTCTCCTTTACCTGCGACCCTTCGTTCACCAGCACAGAAGACGTCATCTGCGTGTATCCCGAGCGGCGGCATTTCACATAAACCTGCCCTAGGCATCGGTCGTCGACATTGCAGGCCTCCAGGTGGGTGAACAGAAGCCTTTGGAACTCTAGGAACTTAGGATACCCGATGTCAATCTTAGACCACTGCAGAAAGAAGTAGTGGTTACCGGTGATGTAGGTGGGTACGCCGTTGTTATAAAACCACAGCCCTTTGCGGCGGCGTTCAAACTCCTGCGATATATATGCGGTGTACCTCTTGCGGAACTCCTCAGGTATAGCCATCCACTCGTCCATCCCCTTTATGCGCTGCAGCTCGTCGGGCATCTCCTGCCTGACCCAGAACTGCTCGCTATTGGGCTTGTCGTGGAATAGGATTTTCTTCTTAATGGGCCGTACGGGCAACTGTATGGGTAAATCGCCAATAACCTCGATATCACCGCTAGTGCTATCGTGGCATATATTGACTACAAACCCATTGAAGTCAGCATGCGTTACCAGCCCAGCCATTACTTGCGGCTGTCAGAGGGCGTGACGTATACAAACACCCAGTTTTCACCGAGAGTATTGCTCTGCGAACCCGCCGGAGTAGTCTTTTTGTTCTGTGATTTCGCCATGTTCGTGAAGTTGATTTATGAGGGTCTGAAGCTTCTCCCTTTCTATAATAAGTTCTTTGGCGTCTATCGCCGTTTGCTTTATCGACTGCAGCTCCGCCTTCCTCTGTGAGCCCGACAGCTCTTGGTCCACGGGCTTCTGAATCTCCTGAATCATATTCTCGATGGCTATCTCCATTGCGGCGATAAGCCTGTTGGCGGTGCCGATATTGTCAAAGCTGTTCTTGGACTTGCGCATATATGTGTACTAGTAAAACTCGGTATAGCATCTCTCCGTCTACCTCCATGGAGTAGTCGGCGTTCTTTTGTATAAACACCTTGTCTCCGGGGTGCAGGCCAAGCTCCTCAAGCTTGGCTGACGGGTACTTGATGTATCCATACTGGTTGTAGGGCTTCTTCTGCTGTAGTATCTCGAGGACGTCGCTTTTTAGCTCGTCCTCCTGCGGCGCTGGCTTTAGGAATATCCAGTCTCCAAGAAGGCGTATCTCCTGTGTGTCCTTGCATTTGTAGGCGTAGGCCTGGCAGCTGTGGGGGTCGTATCCGCCGTCCCAACGCACGTAGTACAGGTCTTCGTTCCCGTATACAAACTGCCCACGACGTAGGTTGGTATCCTTTAGCTGTTGGTTGCCGTATACCATGTGGTTACCGCCTATCACCACGTGATGGTGGAAGTACAGGGTGTCTCCTGTCTTCACCCCTGTCTTATACAGCTCGGGGACTCCTACCACCTCGCCTTCGTGGGCTCGGTGTGCGAATTCGTTAAACCTATTGTCTAGGTACATCTCTTGGCCTGCTATCTCGATGGTATCGTTGGTGGCCTTTGGTACTTTGACTATAAAAAATCTAATTGGCTTCATCAAAAATCACAATCATGTTCAATTAAACAAGGCATTTCGTCAATGGTCTTCCATAGCATAATGCCCTTATCCTTGCTGTAAATATAGATAAGATATCTGCGAATTCCATTTTTTGAAAGCGCTCGCTCATCCTGAATGATTGAGTCGACTACCGCGTCTCCTGTCTTTTGCCCGACGAAGTACGCCATGGCATCCTTGGGGTTTTGTCCCACAACGATTTTTCTAATAAGTTCCATTTAATTTCCATTATTTTTTTAGCCAGTATTCAATTGAGTCTGTCGGCAGTTCGTCGTCGGCATCCTGTGACACAAAGTTATGCGCTACTACGTTAAACATCATGTTTAATTCTTCAGATTCGTCTACGCTGTGTCCTGCTATAAACTCATATTTTGCCGATTCGGAGTCTTGGTCTTCATCACAAACTAAGCCAAAGCAGTAGGTGGCCATAAAGTCCTGCTCTAGCTTGTTTGCTTTGATTATCTCAAAGATTTCGTCAATCTTCTCCCTTATATGGATAAAGACCTCTACGCGTTTTTCTATGTTCATCGCCTTATGGCCTAGAATGCGTCGCCTAGGTTGGTGACGGTAAACGAGGTCTCGAGTCCAATGGTTGCGGCTGATGTCGAGGAACATCGTAGGCCAATATCATAGGGCACTCCTGCGTCTGCATAGAAGAAGGTTCTGACTGTAACAAAGTGTGTTCCAACCTTTGCTGGCTCAACGTCTTTTGCCAGCACAAGGCTTCCGGCTCCGGCGTTTAGGAATATTGAGGTAGTGAGGTCTGGGGTTCCTGCAGCTATCGTCCATTGAACTGAAGCTACTACTTCATACATCGACTGAGTGCTCAGACGAAGGTTGTTGCGCACGCCGCCAGAGTCGACAAGAGATATGGATGAGGACGCACCACCGAAGGTGACGCACGAGGTAGCCGGGTCAGTGGCCCCTGTTGACGGCTGGTTTGCTATCTCTGCAAACCCTATAAACGTATTTGCAGTTCCTATTGAAGTGGTAGCCTCTGGACGTGCCAAGAATAGATTTGGCACTACTGTTGCTCCTGAGTTCACCACGAAGTCAGAAAGGTCTATCAGTGTGATATACTTATAGGCGCTAGCGGACTGGTCGTAGATGAGGAATTTGTCGGTCGTTGCCGCTGTCGTTTCGGTAAGCTGAGACAGAGAGCTCGCCGCTAGTAGCCCTATAGTGCTACCTGTCGCTCCGACTGGGGAGTTTGCTGTTACCGATGTGGTGCCGATGGGGTTGGTGCTTAGGTTACGCTGCACAAACACCCCCGTTGAGCTTAGCATAAGCGCTGAGACATCGGTTGTGGAGGTACTGACGGTGCCTGTGCACTTAAAATCGCCTGTAGATTCTACCGTATCGGTGGACAGCTTCAGCGCCGTGTTGTTGCCTGCGCCGTCCTGAACCACCTGTTCTGCTGATGATGCCGCAGATGTGGCCATCTTCAAAAGAAGTGAGAAGGTATCTTTAATTTTTGTTCCGCTGAGAGTCGCCATTTGAGTACTTTTGAAACAAAGATACTGATATGCCTAAAAGTAGGGTTAGCCGAAAGAAGTTGTTCAGGGAATTCTCTAAAATTGACCCAAAGTTTATTTTACGAAACGACCTGAAGTACATTACGTTTATGTATCGTGATGCAAAAGAGAATCACGACCTCAACCCCACGGAGTTGGACATACTGCTGTTTACCTATGACCTTGAGTTCTGGACCATCGACTATCTGGCGGACGCTATGATGCGCAGCAAGAAACAGATTATCAAGAGGTATATGCATTCCCTGAAGGTAAAGGGGTATATCTACAACCACTTCGAGAAGCTCACCCCTTCCAATAAGGAGGAGGATATGTTTTTCAGGGAGGAGACCAAGTACAACTACCGCGTGCGGTACGCCATCACCCAGAAAGCGCGACTTTTAGTGTCGCGCATGTACCGGAAGATTTATGGCGAGGAGTCTTTTAAGATTACCCACACCACCGAAGGCCTAGAGTAGCTACTTGCTTCTAGTGACCTCAAAAATCATATCGTCATAGCGGTTTTTGCTCTTGCGGAAGTCAAACCTTTGGGACTCCTCCGACAGCTCTTTGTCTATCTCCTTCTCTAGGGCGATAAACCAGTCATAGTTTTGGATGTCCTCGATGATGAGCTTACCCCCTGGCTTTATCTTCGGCAGCCACTTGCGCACTGCCACCACCATACTTTGGATGCTGTGTGGCCCGTCGTCTATTATATAGTCGTAGAAGTCATTGGGGTGCTCTGCAATCACGGGGTCGGAGTACGCATCTTGAATGCGTATCTCTACGTTGGGGTACTCGTTTTCTCCGCGGGTCTTTTTGTAGCTGTCAATGGAGTCCTCGCTGATGTCTATCCCTAGCACCTTGGCATTTGTAAACCACTGCGTCCACAGCACTAGGCTTCCCCCTGACGCCACTCCAATCTCTAAGATGTTCTTTACGGTGTCACGTTTATCGTGAAATTCGTGACCATAGTATCCTTTGATATAGTTGTGCTCACTTCCTTTGTCGGAGGTGTACTGGCAGTGCCCATCGTAGGCGCACACCGATAGGTACATTTCTTCTAATGTCATGGCTTAGCTACCGCAGGCCTCGCAGTCTTCGGGGTTGTCTATGTTGCAGCTGGGCTGCTTGGCGTCTTCTAGCTCCTCTAGCCAGTCTTCAAACTCTATTCCAGTCATTTCGCTTGGGCTTTTTTACTCATCTCCATAACTGGAACTGGCGTTCCAACGGGGTATGGCTTTCCTTCTATCGCTGCGGTGATTGACTTCATACCATTCGTTACTTTTATAGCCTTACGCAAAGGAATAGCGGCTTCGTTCATAGGTCCGTAGCATTTGGCGAGAACGATTCCTGTTTCTGTGGTGTCAAAGATTGCGCAGGGCATGCAGAACATATTGCTTTCGCTTGTCGCCGGGTAGTCTGTATTGACGATAAACGAACGATTTTCGGGGTGCATCATCTCCCACTCTTGGCTTTTTGGATTGTACTGTGGTACAAAGCTAGAGGTGTCGAAGTACCAGTACAGAGACCATACTGACTTACCATCCCATACCGTGCTTCCATCGTTGTTTGGGTACTGGAAGTCTCTCTCGGTGTTGAACTCATATCCCCAGCTTGGGCTGAATCCGTCCATAGCGAGGTTAGAGATTGACGGGCCGTCTAGCACTGGGCAGATGGCGCATCCTTCCTCGAATACCTTTCCTTGAATCATAATTTGATTTCCGGTCAGCTCCGCGCCAGAGGCTCCGCAGAAGGCATATAGGCCTTCGTGGACCTTAAGGACCTTAGCGTCTTTTGTTTCTTGGTTTGCGCAGCTTAGCAGCGTTGACGCTGCAAGCAATGATAATAATGTATTGTTCATCTGTTTTGGGGGTTATTTTTTAGCTCTGTTGCGTGATGCGGGCATCATACGTTGCTCGTCGTGGTCGTAGTCTTTTCCGTCTCCGTTACCATAAGTTCCCGCGTCGCGGTTCTTTTTATTTAGGAATGCGCGGTACTTCTTACGCTCCTTGGTGGAGTGGTACTCAGTATCGTACTCCTTCTTTTTACCACGAGCCTTGGCATTGCCAGCGTAATACTTGCTAGATTTCATTAGTCTTCGCTGTAGTAGCAGGCTTTGACTTTGTAGTGCATGGGAGCCATTCCAGCAGATTTAACAGCTGCTTGTACCTGCTTCACAGCCATCATCAGGTCGGGGTTCATCACCTCGATTTCCTGTTCTGACTCCATCTTACCGCCGTACTCGTAGGATTTGTTTCTGTACTTTTTCATAACTAGATTCCTTTAATGGCAAAGTTACCGAATTGCATAACGATTAAGACGCTTGAAATTTTTTTTGCTTTTATTTGGTCAATTCAAAATTTTACATACATTTGCCTTTCAATTAAATCCAACCATCATGAAAAACATCAAATTTATAGTCCTAGGAGTCTCTCTTGTCTCCGTGTCTTTACTTGCTTATGGCATGTATCTGTCCCTTACCCGTAACTACTACGAGGAGGCTCCCAAGCAAATTGAAGGAATTGATTCCGAGAAGTTCAACTTCGAGTGGTACAATACTCGCTTAGGAAGGGATGAGCTCTTTACCGCCTGGTACTTTACCCCTGACAAAACTGAGTCGCTGAGTCCTATCTTCAAGAGTGCTGACACTAGCTACAGCTACAACGTCGGCGACACTACTGTCGCGGTCTTCTGGGCTAAGGACATCACCATTCACTCGGTATACTATAAGGACGACTTAACGCTTCACACGGTATACTGGTCGGACAGCACCAAGTAGAAACAGAAAGGGGGTCAAAAAGACCCCCTTTTTTATTTCAATAAAGTAATGTTACTTCAGTGAGCGCTTGAACGCTTGATAAAGCTCATCGGGTGCGCCCGTAAATGCTTTTCCAACCATAGTTGCTGCGCCTTTGTAGTCTCCCTTTTTCAGCATAGACCCAAGAAGTTCTCCCTCTGAAACCATTTTACGAGAAGATGTAGCTGTTGTTGCCTTTTTTGACTGTGGCATCGCCATAAATCCTGGCTTGGCCATTTTTCCACCTTCTTGATAACTACCTCTTGCTGCTCTTTTAAGTGCTCCTAAAAGCTCCTTAGGGGCGCCCATTAGAGACTCTCCTGCTTCTTTTACAGCTCCGGAATAGTCTCCTTTCTTTATCATCCTGCCCAATGACTCACCTTGGGTCATCATTTGTGGCTTTACTTTAGGAACAGGCTTTTCTGCAGGCTTCATTGGAGTCTTTCCTCCGTTGGCCATTTTTGCTGCGCGATACTTTTTCATCATTTAGATTTTCTAGGTTACAAATATATTACTTGTTCTTTGGACTAACGCCTGTGAAGTACATCATTGCCTGACGAAGGGCCATCATCTGCTTTTTGATAGATGGGCTCATATCTACGTCGTTTGAGATGTAGCTGTTGTTGTCTTTGGTCTTATTGTAAGGGGTAGACAGCTTTTTAGCGCCTTTTGCCCCCGCGTGAGCAAGTCCTTTGGGGTCATGTGCTGCCATCTTGCCGCCTTTAGCGTACATCATATCCATTTTACCGCCGCCCATCATCTTCTTGACGGGCTTCTGCACCACCTTATATCCTTTGGCCTTTAGCTCCTTGTCGAACTTAGCAACAGATGCGGGTCCTTCTGATTTGAGGGCGTTGCGCATTTCGTTAAGGTTGATGGCCTCTTGCGCACGAGCGTTGGCCATAAAGGTCTTTTCTGTCTTTGCTGCCTGTCCTGGGTATGCCTCTCCTTTGAACTTCGTGAACATTGCGTCTACTTCACGGCGCATCGGGGAGATTGGGCGTCCGTTGCGGTCGAGCACGGCGGTAGTCTTCTTACGGGGTGGGTCTGTCTTGCCTCCGTTCTGGTACATCTTATCGAGTTTACCGCCGCCCATCATATATCCCATCTTGTTGCGTACCTCGGTGGGTAGCTTAGACAGGCCTTTCTTTTCTGAGGGTACGGGCTTTAGGGCTCCGCCTTTATTGTATTGTTTAGGTTTCACGTTTTGCTTCGTTTAGTTGAATGTTTTGTGGGGTTTGGGGTTTCTCATACCTATCTAAGAATTACAAAATTAGTATTTTTACATCATAACAAAACAACTGAACGATGGCTGCAAAGACAAAGGGATTGGCTGTTGCTAGGTATGTAAGCAAGAGCAAGAAAAGGGGCAAGCACTCCAAGAGTGCCTCTAGCAACAAGGCGAGTAAGAACTACTCTAAGCCCTATAACTCCCAGGGGCGATGAGCGTAAAGAACCTACAGGAAACTATTGGCGTTGCCGCTGACGGGGCTTTCGGCCCCGGCACGCTGGCTGCCGCCGCCAAGCACTTTAGGATGACTCCTGAGCAGGCCGCTCAT